GTACATATCAGGTTTCAATATCATCTAAGAATCTAGCAAAGTTTTATAATACAGCATATAGACTTACATACTTCATTGCATTAGAACCTGATTCTAATTACGATGGATAAAAAGATAAAAGATTTTATCGAAAGATGGAAAAAACGTTTACGTTTTCCTAAGTTACCTCCACCCACTTGCCCTGCATGAATCACTACGGACTTGAAGTTACTTTCTGGGTAGTCTTCTCTCTATCCCTGATCTATCTTTATGATCAAGGTAAAAAATGAACAGTCAAAATGTCTTAGTATCTGTACCTGTGTACACTAAGATGCTTGACTTGGATAATGATAAACTAAAAAGAATAATACAAAATCATAGACAAGTATTTGATAAAGGAGACTCGTCTAATGTAAAAGCATGGAACAGTGCGAAGAATACTCATAGGATAAACCCACACTTTCAACCTTACATTGATATTATATTGCAAGAGATAAAGGATATAAAAAAATACGATAGAACATTTTGTGGTTTTGCAGGGTTTGAATCAACATTATATCTAAGAGATTTCTGGGCAATAATGTATGATACTGATGATTATACTAAGAGTCATCAGCATTTTCCATGTCCATATGTTGCATCATATTATGTTGAAGCGTCACCAGATTCTGCACCAATACATTTTGATGGTGTGCAAACGTTGAAAATTATTCCTAGAAGTGGTATGCTTGTAGTGTGGCCAGGTACTCTCTACCACTCTGTTCCTCCTACACATGGCAAGAGGACAGTCTTAGCAATGAATCTCCTAGTGAAAAATGAGTGACTTTATATGGGTTGAAAAATACAGACCCAGAACAATTGAAGATTGTATTCTCCCTGATGGTATCAAGAATACCTTCGAGGAGTTTGTCAATGAAGGTCAGATACCTAACTTGCTGCTTGCAGGTCCGCCTGGTATCGGTAAAACAACAGTGGCGAAGGCACTATGTGAACAATTAGGATGTGATTATTATGTTATCAACGGTTCTGACGAAGGTAGGTTTTTGGATACAGTACGTAATCAAGCGAAGAACTTTGCCTCCACGGTCTCTCTTACGTCTGGTGCAAATCACAAAGTCATTATCATCGACGAAGCAGACAATACCACTTCCGACGTACAACTCCTTCTTAGAGCGAACATTGAGACCTTCTACAAAAACTGTAGATTTATATTCACTTGCAATTACAAAAATAAAATCATCGAACCACTCCATAGCAGGTGCTCTGTTGTGGACTTTAGTATCGGTAGACAGGATAAACCATCTATCGCAGCACAATTCTTCACAAGAATAAATGAAATACTTGAGAACGAGAATGTAGAGAGTGATAAAAGAGTTGTAGCAGAACTGATAAACAAATATTTTCCTGACTGGAGACGTGTACTCAATGAGTGTCAGAGATATTCTGCAGGTGGTAAAATAGACACAGGCATATTGGCAGTTCTTACTGACTCACATGTAAAAGAACTTGTAGATTTTCTCAAGAAGAAAGAGTTTCCAAATGTCAGGAAATGGATAGTTCAGAACCTAGATAATGATACTAATGCTATACTTAGAAGTGTATACGACTCAATCTATGAGTCGATGAAACCAAAGTCAATACCTGAGGCAGTATTGATTATTGCTAAGTACCAATATCAGTCTGCCTTTGTTGCTGATCAAGAGATAAATCTATTAGCAGCATTGACTGAGATCATGTGTAACTGTGAATTCAAATGAGTAAATTTCTTGTAACTGGTGGATCGGGTTTTATCGGTTCCCATATAGTCGATAGACTATGCCAAAATGAAAACAACGAAGTCGTTGTAATTGACAACGAGTCTGCTGTAACCAATGAAAAATTTTATAACAACCCACTCGCTGAGTATCATTCTTTTGATATCCGTGACATGGATGCTTGCTATCCTCTATTTGAGGGTGTGGATACCGTCTTCCATCTAGCAGCATTCAGTAGAATACAAGTTGCAATGCAGAATCCAGAGGCATGCATTGAGACCAATATTCAAGGCACTGTCAACATGCTTGAGTGTTCAAGAAAGTGGGGTGTGAGGAGATTTGTGAACTCATCCACATCATCTCTCTATGGTTTGAGAAATGAACCACCTTTGAGAGAAGACATGCCTACTGATTGTCTGAATCCTTACTCTGCTAGTAAGAGATCAGCAGAGATTATGTGTCAGATGTACCATAACTTACATGGTCTTAGAACTATAACTCTAAGATACTTCAATGTTTATGGTGATCGTCAACCACTCAAAGGCACATATGCTCCTGTGGTTGGTCTCTTCTTAGAACAAAAAAAAGCAGGTAAACCACTCACTGTGGTAGGTGATGGTCTACAGCGTAGAGATTTCACACATGTCGAGGATGTTGTGCGAGCGAATATGGATGCTATGATGTGTAATATGTCTGGCATTGAGATCAACATAGGAACAGGTAAGAATACATCTGTCATTGATCTTGCCCATATGATAACAAAAGGTGCTGCTGGTAGTATAGAATACATACCAGAAAGACCTGGTGAAGCAAGAGAAACACTTGCTGAAATTTACAAAGCAGCAGTTTGTTTGAACTGGTTCCCTCGTAAAAAAATTGACGACTACATTCATGAAGAACTTGAAAACACCTCTACGTTATCCTGGCGGTAAGAGTAGAGCAATCACAAAGATCAGTGAATTCTTTCCTGATCTTAGTAAATACGAACAATTCAGAGAACCATTTCTAGGTGGTGGGTCTGTCTCCTTGTGGGTAACCAAGACCTACCCTGACTTGAAGATATGGGTAAATGATTTATATGAACCATTGTATAATTTCTGGGTACAATTACAGACAAATGGTTCTGAGATGCAAGATATATTGTCTGATATAAAAGCAGAGAATCCTGACCCTGATAAAGCAAAGGAATTATTCATAGAGTGTAAGAATCAAGTGTCAACTGGTGACGATTTAGATCGTGCAGTTGCTTTTTATATTATCAATAAGTGTAGTTTCAGTGGTCTAGGGGAAAATAGTTCTTTCTCAGCACAGGCAAGTGATTCTAACTTCTCTATGAATGGAATAGAAAAACTATCAGGTTATCAAAATATAATCAAAGATTGGGCGATAACAAACCTATCTTACGAACACATGCTTGATGGTAAAGATGCTTTTATATATCTTGACCCACCCTATGAGATAGGATCAAACCTTTATGGTAAGAAGGGTGGTATGCAAAAATACTTCCATCACACCAGATTCTCTGAAGCATGTAGTGGTTCGGATAATAATATGCTTGTCAGTTACAACTCATCAAATCTAAATAAAAGAAGATTTGCTGATTGGAAAGCAGCAGAATATGATCACACATACACCATGAGGTCTACTGGTGATTATATCAAAGAACAAAAGAAACGTAAGGAACTTGTGCTAACGAACTATGAAAAACTTTAGAGACTTTATTATTGACGTACAGGATTGTATTGATATAGAAGAGAGCAGCATGACTCGCCTCAAGGCACAGTCTGATAAGGGTGGCACTGCTGTGATGTCAGCATCAAGAGGTAATTTGTCAGGTAAGGAGAACAGAGCGAGAGCGAAGAAACTTGACAGAGATATCCGTGGTAAGTTTGGAAAGGGTGCAACTAAAGTAACTGGAAAGTATGATGAAAAAGATGAGAAGACTGGTGAAACTAAAAGAGTCAAGGAAAGAAGTCATGTGATACAGTCTGGTAAGATGGGTAAAAGAAAGTTCAAGAAGGCAGTCAAGTCATTAGGTAAAAAGTATGGTCAGGACTCTGTAATAACTCAGCAAAAAGGTGATAAAGGTGCTACACTAAAGAGAACCAGAAAAGGTGGGTTACCCAAGAGAAACATCAAACTTGGGAAGATGAGACCTGGTAGATCTGGTGAAAACGAAACCCAGAAAAAGGGCAAGACCTTTACCTATGACACAAAGTAAACCTTACGACGACAGTAACTGGAAGGAAGACTACCTCGGTTACAAACATGTCACTAAAAGACAGAAAGAACTCCTAGAGAACGGAGCAAAGAGTCTGTCTCAGTCGTGGTTGCTAGGTGCAATGTATAATGAATGGAAGAGAATGAAAGGATACCATAAGTTTGACCCAAAAGAAAATGAGGGTCAGTTTCAATCTTCTCTTAGTGACTTCCTAAAAGATCATGGATAGAGTAGAAGACCTTTACGAAGACATGGAACGTCTCAACATGTTGTATGAAGAGATGTGTTGGGATCCTAATGTCAGACTTGAATTTAGAGCAGATTATGAAAACAACAGAATCATCATCAAACCCAGATCTACAAAGTTGGATACTGGACTTTCTTAGTGAACCTAATAAAGTATTTGACAACCTGCCACCATGTCCTTTTGCAAAGAAAGCATGGTTAGATGGTAATGTAGAGGTCAAGAAGTTTGCAGGTTTTGAATCACTTGATAAAGATCTATCTAATTGGGATAAAGAAGTAGTAATATATGAGTTCGAGGATACACCATACCTTCCACATGACTTAGAGATCACCTGTGCTGTTTACCATGACAGGTATCCTGAGTTTATTTTTTATGATGAACACCCCACACAAATAGAAGAAGTATCAGGTGTTATAATAAACAGTGGACTTGCTTTATTGATTGTGCAGAAACGTAAGGAATTGGAAGAAGCAAGAGCACAACTGATGAAAACAGGTTATTATGATAATTGGACACCAGAGATGAAGGAGAGGATCATTGAGCGTTGAACTAAAGGACTGGTTGAACTCTATAAACAGCACCAAGAAAAATTTGGTAGAGGAAGATCCAGATTGTATCAAGAATTATCCACCTTATATCATCAACAGATGCCTATCAGGACACCTTGATTGTATCATGTACGTCAATGAGATGAACATGAATATTGACCTTGATAAGCAGTTGCAATATGACTTTTATCTAAATACTCTCAGATCTAAGAAAAGGTTTGCACCTTGGATTAGGAAAGAAGAGTTGAAGAACCTTGAGTCTATCAAGTCATACTATGGTTATAGTAATGAAAAGGCGAAACAAGTGCTTCCACTTCTAACCAAAGAACAGATTACATTTATTCAAAATAAACTTGAGGTTGGTGGATTGAAATGAACGTTATGGAACCTGAGTATCAGTGGTCACCTGATAAAATGGTTGAGATATTATTATCTGAACCAGATGACTTTCTGAAGGTCAGAGAAACTCTTACAAGAATTGGTGTAGCATCCAGAAAAGAGAAAAAATTATATCAGTCTTGTCACATACTGCACAAGCAGGGAAAGTATTATATTGTACACTTCAAAGAATTGTTTGCTCTTGATGGAAAGAGAGCGAACTTGAGTGTCAATGATGTACAGAGAAGAAATAGAATCATACAATTACTCAGTGACTGGGGACTTATTACTACCGTCATAGATGAGACACTTGACATAGCACCACTCAATCAAATCAAAGTTATAGCATACAAAGAAAAAAATAATTGGACGTTAGAAACAAAGTATAATATTGGTAAGAAGAAGACCGAACCCTAAAAACCGAACCTCGTAAAAGAAGGATCGTGTATAATTAGTAGTGTCGCCTTCGGGGACATTTACAACTAGACGCTTTAGGAGGTCACTATGTTTGGCACAGATGGCAGTATCACTTTGACTACTGCAGATACATTCGATTATCTCAATAAGATAAGACGAAACATGATTGGTTTTGATGACTGGTCACAACAGTTTGATACACCAATACAAAACTACCCACCTTATAATACGATAAAGTTATCGAATCATGAGTATAGGGTCGAGGTAGCAGCAGCAGGATTCAAGAAAGAGAATCTAAAAGTCTTTACACAAGAAGGACAACTTGTGATAGAAGGCAAGAAGGATGATGGTGTAGAGCATGAGTACATGCACAGAGGACTAGCACAAAGAGCATTTACTCGTGCATGGTCACTACCAGAAGAACTTGTTGTCAAGGGTGTGAAATTTCAAGATGGTCTATTGCTCATAGACATTGAAAAAGTTATACCAAAAGCACAGCAGCGAAAAGATTGGCTCTAAATACATTCATGTATGCAAGAGTCTTACGACATATCAAACCCAAAGACCTTAGAGAGTCACTGACTCTGAGGTTTACAGAAATCCTCAATCCAACCTTTTGGATTGGGGATTCTCTCAAGCCTGAGGTAAATGAGGCATTGATGAATTTCGCAGAAGCATTCGCTGCTTATGTTGATCTAGATGAGAGAGCGATAGTAGATGTTCTCTTGCTTGGTGGTAACGCAGGGTATAATTACACACAATACTCTGACTTGGATGTACACATAGTGGTAGATCCAAAGTTTATACCTGATTGTAATCCAGATTTACTTGACCAATATTACATGGACAAGAAAACTCTCTGGGAACTGACACATAATATCACAATCTATGGTGTCAAAGCAGAACCCTATATTGAGAGACCAAAAGTTACACGTAAGAAGAGTCAAGGTGTGTATAGTCTTATGA